TCCAGAACAACACCACGGAGTTCATGCACGGCTTGTGGCAGGAGGCCCAGACCCGCGCTGGAGCCAATGCCACCCCGGATCAGATCGCACAGGTAGCCACCAACATCCAGTATGAGCGTGCCAACGCCCTGCGGGAAGCTGCTCACCGACCTATGGCAGACAACGAGCGCCTGATGCCTGACATCGACGCGCTTCCGGGCCAAACACCATCCACAGCAGCCGGTGCAACGCCGACCAGCATGGATGGCTCCCTGACCAGCGCCATTGAGTCCCAGTTCTCTCCCCTCGGCGAACGTATGAAGGTGGGTGAGAAGTACGGTGTGACGGCTGACACGGTCCCTGACAACGCCCAGCGCTTGATCGACACCGAGATGCTGCTGCGCATTGACCAGCAGGCGCCAACCTTTGACGAGGCCCGCCTGAACACCCTGTCGAAGCTGCTGCCTAACGCCCTGCAAGCCACCGCCATGATCCTTGCACGGTCTAAGCACCCCGGTATGCGCTGGGTGGCTGGGCACTTGCTGGAGCAGCCTACACAGGCCGGTGGCCCACGCTCCACCGGCGCAGTAGAGCATGCGATCCGCGAACGGGAGTACAACGCCCCGATTGCCCAGTTCAACGACCTGTACGTGAGCTGGCGCAACCAGAATGGCGGTTCCCACGTCCGGGACATCTTCACACAGGCCAAGCACTGGACGGAATTCAACCGTGCGGTATCTGACGCCCGCCGTGCCCGTGCAATGGGTATGCGCAACGTGGAGCACCCTACGATCCGTGAGGCAGCGGACGTGATGGACGCAGCGTATGACCGCTTGAAGAAGGATCAAGTCACCAGCAGGACGCTGGGTAGCGAGAACCTGCCCGATAGCTCGATTGGGTACTTCACTCGTGCCGTCAACGCCAAGTGGTTGATTGCCAACCCCGCCAAGCGCGAGCCGTTCCGGGCAGAGATCGAGCGCCAACTGTTCGAGAGCTGGAAGGAGTTCCCGAACGGGCACACCTTCGCCAAGCAGACGGCAGCACGGTACATGGATCGATCGATTCTGGAAGCGCACGGTGGTGGTATGGTGCCAACCAACATCCACGACCCGCATGCAGCTTCTGGCCTACGTGATGCACTGGCGCAGAACACGAACCTGTCCGCAGAGGACATTGAGAAGTACCTCGACCGCATCAGCCGTGGCGGTGCCAAGCATACCAAGAGCCGTCTGGACCTTGATACGACTGGTAAACTGGCTGACAAGGACGGCGTGGAGTTCGACATGGCTGACGCCTTCGTCAACGATCAGGTAGCGCTCTACCGCTCCCAAGCACGTCGCGTAAACGGTGAAGTCACACTGACTCGCCGTGGTATCCAAGGCCGCAAGGGCTTTGCACAGTTGAAGAACCTGATTGAGCTACGAGCTGAACACGGTAAGGAGGCATCCGCCGCCGAGATACGCGCTCTGGATCAGGTGATCGCTGAGTTCACAGGGCAGGCGTTCGGCAGTGCCAACCGGCACCTCGACAACGTCCGCATCCTGACCACTGTGTCCAAGCTGGGGCAGGCTGTAATGCCACAAGCCGCAGAGACTGCCAACTTGGCGACCACTCTGGGCGTCGGTGCAGCACTGAGATTCACCAAGGACATGCCGCGACTGATCTCTGAGGTGCGGAAGGGGCACAAGAACCCGATCCTCGACTCTCTGGAGATCCCCGGTGGTCGTCTGGGTGATGAACACCAAGCCATCTTGCCTTGGCAGGACATGGACAACATTGAACTGGCTGGACGGGACGCCCCGGACATGCTCAGCCGCGTTCTGCGGGCCGGTTCCAATGCCCAGTCCCTAGCTACAGGCTTCCGTTACCTCCACGCTGCACAGGTGCGGGGCGCCACGGAACAGATCCTGCACAAGACCTTGCGCTTTGTGCGTACTGGGGAGAACAACGCAGCACTGACCAGCATGGGTTTCAACCCTGCGTTGGCCAAGGCGTTGAAGAAAGACCTGAAGAACTTCGCCAAGTTCGACAAGGACGGAAATTTGGTCGCCATGGACATCCGCCAGAGCACTGATCCGCAGGCCATGTTGGCATTGCAGCAGCTCACGGAGCGTGGCGCCAAGCAGATCATCCAAGGCACCTTCATCGGGGAGCGCGGGGCATACGTCCACGACAGCTTCCTGAAGATCCTGACGCAGTTCCGCAGCTTCAGCATCGTCTCTATGGACAAGCAGCTCTCCCGCGTTCGTGCGGATCAGGGAACTGCCAAGGCACTGGGCCTGCTTCTGGGCCAGATGTCATTCGCAATCCCAATCCACCTTGCTCGTGTGCAGCTCAACGCCGCCACGATGGAGAGTTCCCGACGTGAAGAATACCTCAAGACGAATTTGGCTCCCGATATGCTCGCTCGGGCGACGCTCAACTACGCCTCGTTGGGAGGGCTTGCTGGTGACATTGTGGACGCTGGTGCTGCTCTGGGCGGTCTGGAAATGTCTGGTGTACGCTCTGGTCAAAGTAGCTTCTCTGGCAATATCCCTTCCATTGGCTATGCTGATGGCCTTGTGCGCGGCGTTACTAACAAGGACATGAGCGCTCTGGTGAAGTCTCTGCCCGGTGGAAACACCGTGTACCTGACACCGCTCACCAACGGGCTACACAGCCTGCAACACTAACCCTGAGTGGCGTCTTAATTGACGCCATATAGGTAAGAATTCAATCATAAGGAGCCACCCGTGGCCGATTTCCTAGCGACAAACGAATTTGCAGGCACGGGTGCCGTGATGCAGGTGGAGATTAACTTCGCCGGTGTCCGCCTCGACCTCCCTGACCAGCCGAACCCGTACTTGGAAGACGACGATGTCAAGGGCGTAATCATCACGCCAGCGACACCGACTACCGTTGAGGTTCAAGTCCCGGTCACGATGGTCAAGATCAACGACAACACCTTCACGACTGCGCCGACCACGGTTGGTCTGGGCAATGTGCTGCGTGTGTACCGTGACACAGACATCGAGTTCCCTATCGTGGACTTTGTGAGCCTGCAAGTCGTGTCGGAATCCGACCTCGACAGCCAAGCTCGCCAAACGCTTTACGCTGTGATGGAATCCCGTGACAACGCGGCCATCGCCGTGGACCGCGCTACAGACGCTGGTGCAGTGGCAGTCGCCGCTAACATCACTGCGAACGAAGCACTGGACAAGGCCGAGCAGGCCATCGTTACCGCTGACGCCGCTGACGCTAAAGCAGACGAGGCCATCGTAACAGCCAACGCCGCCGACCTCAAATCGGACCAAGCGTTGCTGGCTGCCGCATCCGCCGAAGAGCATGCTGACAACGTAGAGATCCTCGCCGCGCAAGCAGCACAGGACGCTGCCGACGCTGCTGCATCTGCGGCCACTGCTAACGCCAACGCTGACGAAGCACTGACAACCGCCAACGCGATTGCCGGTACTGCACAGGCCGCATTCGACGCCGCCACCGCCTCTGGCGTGGTCGCACAAGATGCTCTGGACGTAGCCAACGGCATTGCTTCCACAGCTCAGGACGCCTTCGACGTTGCGACTGACGCACAGACCGCAGCAAACCAAGCTGTCCTGACCGCCAACGGCATCGCCGACACGGCGCAGGATGCCTTCGACGCCGCAGCACTGGCGCAGACCGCAGCGAACAACGCTGTGACCACTGCCAACGCTGCCGCAGACGACGCCTCAGATGCACTGGCCTTGGCCCTTGCTGCACAGCCGGCGGACGCCACGCTGACCGCGCTGGCCTCGACTGTTCTGGCTGCTGACCGCATCATCTACGGCACTGGCACAGAGACTGCCGCGCTGACCACCTTGACCGCAACCGGTCGGGACGTTATCGCAAGCACCTCCAAGGCAGACCTGAAGAACAAGCTGGTCATCTCTGGCCGGAACGCAATCATCAACGGTAACTTCCAGATCACACAGCGCGGCTTGTCCGTCCCTGTGCCAAGTGGCTCGTTGCTGTACGGTGGCCCTGACAGGTTCTATGCTATCAACGCCAACGCCGGTGGGCAGTTCACGCAGGCCGTGAACTCTATCACTGAGAACGGTGCAGTCTTTCCAGCAATCGTCCAGCAAGTGAATAACATCTTGAGCGACTTGGCAGGCGCCAAATACTGGGGCGGCATCCACCAAACTATTGAGGGGTACGACGCACGCCGGTTCGTTGGTAAGACTGCAACGCTGTCGTTCTTGTTCTATGCCTCGATTGCCGGTAACTACTCGGTCAGTCTGCGGGGTGGACTCGCGGCAAATAGTTATGTCACGTCCTTCGTGTACACGACTCCGCTGACTCCGCAACGGGTTACAATCAACATCGCGGCATTCCCTTCCAACATCGACATCCCCGCAGATAACACTCCGGGAATTAACTTGATGATCGGGGCGCAGAACAACGGGAACTTCATCGCACCGTCCAGCAACGTATGGCTCGCAGGTAACTACATTGCGGCTGTTGGTCTGGTGCAGTGGGGATCAACTGCCAACGCCTACATCGCCTGCTCCCAACTCCAGTTGGAAGTTGGTGACTCCAAGTCTGAGTTTGAGTTTGAGGCGGTTTCCGTAACGCTGACTAAGTGCCTTCGGTTCTACGAGCAGGTTGTTGGTACTGTGAACCCTGCACAGGGCATCTATGTACACCGACCTTACAAGGTATCCAAGCGCACCACTCCAAGCCTAACAGTTATCTCTGGCGGTCTGGGTGGCGGCAACATCGACGCTGGTGGCGGTAGTGCATCCTTCCGGGCGCCTGCAAACTCCGGCCCCGGTTCTGACCAAGACTTCACCGTCGCAGCAAACGCGGAGTTCTAATGTACAAACTGCAAAGAGAAGGAGTCCTCCGTTTGGCGGACTCGACGTGGATTCCTCTGGAGCCTGCGAATCGTGATTACCAAGAGTTCAAAGCATGGTGCAGCAAGGGTAACAAGCCAGAGCCGTATGTCACTGACGCCGAACTGGCTGCCGTGACGCTCGCTGAGAACCTGATGTACGAAGTTCGATGGGCCGCACAAGAGCAAGGCTTTGTAGCCGAGCAGCTCCTGCGGATCGAGGACAACGACCCAACTGCACTACCGGGCACTGCCGAACAATGGCGTTCCTACCGTGTCGCCCTCCGGGCACACACTTCCCCAAACACTTCTGATAGACCCTCCCGCCCTGAATAGGTAGCTAGAAATGGATACGACCACTGTTGACGTGGCAATGAGAAACGCCCCGCCAGTTACGGTGGTCGGCATGGATTGGTTTATGGACTTCCCGGTAGACACGGCCCTCAAGTGGGCCACCCTGTTCTGGATCTTGGTTCAGGCAGGTTTCTACATCCGGGACAAACTTCGGAGCAAGTAACATGGCAGCATCTAGCGCCCGGTTGGGCTCCCTTCACGACCTGTTCACCCAATACTGGGAGGATCGGTTGGAGAAGTCGGCACTGGGTATGGAGGACGATGCGTGGATTCCATTCACGTCCGCCGACGCCGCAGTGCTCCGCGCATTCCTGAAAGACAACAACATCACCGCTGAACCCGGTGGTGACAAAGAGGTCGCCGCACTTGGCGCCAAACTTGAGCGTGAGTTGAAGGGCTCCGGCGTATCCAAAGCCGAACTCGACGAGGTCATGCGTGACTTCCAAGAGACTATGGGTATCACTCACTAATGGCACAAGACCTTCTCCGTACTGGGCGCCATGCCCAGTTGGAGTTGTTGCAAGAACAGTACGAGCACTTCCTCCCGTTCCTCGTGGCCGGTATGCGGTTCCTCGGCTTCAGCACAACTCCCGTCCAACAAGACATTGGATGCTTCCTTGAATTCGGCCCTAACGACCTGATGGTGCAGGCGCAGCGGTCACAAGCGAAGTCAACTATCACCGCCATCTTCGCTGTGTGGTTCCTAATTAAGAACCCGCAGAACCGTATCCTGATTATCTCCGCTGGTGGGAAACAGGCTAACGAAATCTCTACACTCGTGACCCGAATGATTCTGTCGTGGGACATCCTAGAATGTCTCCGCCCCGGCACCGATGACCGAACCTCTGTTGAGGCTTTCGACGTTCACCGTGACCTGAAGGGCATCGACAAATCCCCGTCCGTGGCGTGCATTGGTATCACCGGCAACTTGCAAGGCAAGCGTGCTGACCTCCTGATCGCCGACGACATCGAGTCCGCTAAGAACTCCCGAACCGCGCTGATGCGTGAGCTGCTGCTGAACCTGCTGCGCGACTTCCCGTCGATCTGCGTAGGTCGTGACGGCCAGCCACCAAAGACCGTGTTCCTCGGCACGCCGCAAACTGACGCCTCCGTCTACAACACCCTGCCCGGCTCCGGGTACTGCGTGCGTGTATGGCCGGGCCGCTACCCAGCGGTCGGTGAAGACGAAGCCTACGGTGACACACTCGCTCCAATGATCCGTCGCAAGATGGAAGCAGACCCGTCTCTGCGCACAGGCTATGGCCCCACCGGCAAGTCCGGGCAGGCAACCGATCCTGAGCTGCTTTCCGACGAAGCTCTCTGCACCAAGGAGAACAAGCAGGGTCCGGCTTACTTCCAGCTCCAGCACATGCTCTGTACGATCCTCTCGGACGCTGCACGCTACCCGCTGAAGGCTGCCCATGTGGTGGTCATGCGTCTGGGCGAGCAGCTCCCTATGCACTTCGTGCGGACCACTGAGGCCACCGGCCTTCGCCCGTATCAGGTGGGCTCGATCAAGTTCCAGATGTCCACGACCTCGTTCGTCTCTCCGGAGATGGCGAAGCCGACGGGCCGGGTGCTTGCCATCGACCCCGCTGGTGGCGGTAAGAACGGTGACGAGACTGGTATCGCAGTAGCCGACCAGCTCGGCGGTAACATCTTCGTCCGCTTCGCTGGCGCCGTTCGCGGTGGCTACGACACTGACACACTGACTCAAATCGTTGACCTGTGCAAGCGCTTCCGGCCTGACACGATCATCATCGAGAAGAACATGGGTCACGGTGCGTTCACTCAGGTATTGCTCCCGCTCCTGCGTGCTGCTGGTGTCCTGTGCGGCGTGATCGACGTGTTCAACTCGGGCCAGAAAGAGCAGCGCATCGCCGATACCATCGAGCCGGTCGCCGCCCGTGGCAGCCTCGTGTTCGATGAGGATGTGATCGCTGAAGACTGGGCATCGACCTCGCACTACCCTGCGGACAAGCGCCAGCTCTACACCCTCGTTCACCAATTCACCAAGCTGACCCGCGACCGTGGGGCACTGGCGAAGGATGACCGACTGGATGCGCTGGCTATGGCCATCGCGTACTGGGTGAAGGCACTGGGGCAAGACGCTGAACTCGTGGCCAAGGCTGCGCGTGAGGCCGAGCTGCTGAAGCACTTCCAAGATCCAATGCACTACAACCGCTGCATGGCCTACGGTCAGCAGTCGCAATCGAAGTTCCCCTCTACATTGAAGAAGAGAAGATAATGCGCATCACTGACCTCCCATCGCTCGGCCCGCACTCCCGTTCGCACCAGATCCGCCGCGACGTAGCGCAAGTCCTGAGCCAGATCAGCACCGCCACATCCCGTGGTGCTGACCCCGCTGTACACGTCAAGGCGTTCAAAGAATTCCTTGGTGCCTGTGCCAGCGAGCTGCGCAAGATCGAGAAGCAGAAGCCGTCGGCTCTGGTATCCCGTGACGATGTACCCGCTCAAACTGAACTCTCCCTCGACGACATCTAAGGATTCATCATGCAAGCCAAGACTCTGAAACAACCGGGCAAATTCGCATCCGCTGAACGTCTGCGCCGCGAGGTGGCTAACGCCATCAGCATCGTGGAAGTGGCCAAGGCCCATGGCGCTGTTGGCCAAGGCGCACTGCTCTCTGATTTCCTGCACGACGCCGCTGCAAAGACCCCCAACGCTGTAGCACCTGTCGTTTCTGCCACTCAGTTCGTACTGAACTCCGGTGTCAAGATCAACGGTGTAGCCATCACTGGCACCGGTAACTTCGCCACTCCGACTATCGTTGGTGGTGTCATCACCGGCATCGTCCTCTCCGCTTCCTAAGAGGTTCCGCATGGCCAATCTAAAACGGTTGGCCCGTGTGGCTGTTGCAACACTGGCGATAAGCGCATCTGGCCTAGGCTTTATCTCGAAAGAGGAAGGCACGGTACAGCGAGTTTATTTGGATTCTATAGGACTCCCGACAGTTTGCACCGGACACATGGACCGCTCGATGAAGGTCGGCACCTTGTACACCACAGAGCAGTGCGAGCAGCTTCTGCGCACCGACGTTAACTCGGCCTCTGCCGCTGTCCGCCGCTCGATCAAGGTTCCGCTCTATCAATACGAATTCGATGCCCTCGTGAGCTTCTGCTTCAACGTAGGCAACGCAAACTGCACGTCCAGCACGATGTTCAAGCTCATCAATCAGGGCTCATACCACGACGCAGGACTCCAATTCAAAAGGTGGATCTATGCTGACGGTCGGAACTGTAGTGTCCGTGCTAATAACTGCTATGGCGTGTACCTGCGCCGTGTTGCAGAGACGAATCTCTGGAAAGGGGCGTACTGATGCAAGCTCTGGTAATCAAGATTGTTGCAGCCCTACTTCTGGTGTGTGCTCTTGCAGGGCTCTCTGTCGGCCTGTACCAGCAGCACAACCTACTGACCCTCACAAGGACACAGCTCGATGAACAAACGACTCTCGTGCAGGGGCTCCGGGCCTCACAGGCTAGGATTCAAATCTCCGTGGCGGATGTGCGGCGTGTGTCGGACAGTACAGCTCGTTCGGTCCGCAAGGCTCTGGACGACCAGCCTGCTTTCCGGGATACTCCTGTGCCTCGTAGCGTCGCTGACGGGTTGTGTGGGCGCCTCCGTTGCGTCCCCTGATACATCGGTAGCCTGCGTTCACCCAATCGTCGCCACCGCGACTGTGGGCGGCCTCGTGGAAGGTCTGACCTCCTACGCCGACGCTCTCGACACCTGCAACGCCCTGAATGGGCATTACGAACTGAAGGAATAGAATCATGCTGACAATCAAGTCCGCACGCACTGGCCAAAACCGCACCGCTCTGGGTTCCTCGGGCTCACTGTGCGTAACCGACAAGGACGAACCGCTGTTCGCCAAACGGAAGTTCAGGGTGTACCACGAGTTCACAGCCAACACTGTGATCCGCATGGTCGTCACCTCAGACTTCTACCTGACGTACAACCGGATCTGGACTGGCCAAGGCGCCTGCCGTCTCCGCATTGTCTCGGGTGGCACACCTGCCGGCACCTTTACTCCGATAGCCACGAAGTTCTGCCTGAACACGGTAGGCGGTGACGCTCCGGGTCAAGCAGTGTTCTCCGTTGGCGGTACGCATACTGGCGGCACAGAGCGAGAAGTCCTCCGCGCTGACAGCTCTACTGCTGGTGGTGGCTCTGGTAACAACGACTCCGCGATAAGCACGCGGTACTTGCAGTCTGGTACGTACTACTTCGAGTGCGTCGTGACTGGCGCCACGCAGGCGATGTGGAACATGGAGTACGAAGAGGTAACGAACGTCGTGTAAGGTTGCGTACTAAGGTTTAGAGATAGACCTTAGTGCAGAGTCTTAGACCTAAGGTTAGGATTGGAGCATGCAGACCTAAATTTGATATTCTTGTGCGAGAGGTCACCTAGGACGAAAACTGCCGGCGTGTCCCCCGTAGGGCTCGCCCTGCACATCGGCAGCGGCCCGCGCTCACATCTAGTTGTCAGGTCATGTCGTGTACCTCAGTCCGTTTCGATAGAGCTATAGTCTCACAGGATCATCGAGGCTGTCCACTACCGTTCGTCGGTCCTAGCATGGCATGGTATGTGCCGCGAGTAGCACACAATAGGCCAGGATGTCAACCCACGCTGTGAGGCGCTGTGAGGCCGCACAAGGCACGCATCGAGTACAGCCTAGCGTTGGTATGGAATCACGCGGGAAACGCCTCAGACGATAAATCGGGGCTACCAAGGCACTCAAAGGAGGCTGAAAGAGTAAGCGGGAGCGGGCGCA